TTCGTGAGAATGGCCTGGGCGACATAATCAAAAATGAGATATCCGTGTCGTTCGGTCGTAACGAGGATAACAAGGCGGCTGATTATGCCGAACTTGCAAAGAGTCGGGGTCTTGATCCGATGCAAAAGCTGAAGGTCGAACCCATGACTCTGAAAGCGTTAGTCCGTGAGCGTATGGAGGCAGGTAAAGAAATGCCAACGGAACTTTTCAACATTTTTGTTGGAAATAAAACAACAATAAAAAGGAAACAATAAACATGAGTGAAGTACAAACAAAAAAGAAAAACGAGATCAGCACAAATTTATTTGAAGCTGATGCAGGTCAAGGTTTGAATATGACGCAAGAAGATCTTGCGTTACCATTCTTAAAAGTTCTTGGCCAACTATCTCCTGAGTGTAACAAGAGGGATGCGAAACATGTCGAGGGGGCAGAACCTGGCATGATTATAAATACCGTGACAAACGAGATTTATGATGGCGTAAAGGGGATAGATGTCGTGCCAGTACATTACAAAAGACAGTACATAGAATGGCAAGACAGAGGTGAGAGTCAAGGTGCTCCAGTAAAAATATATGAAGCTGGAGATGACTTACCATCAACTACAAGAGACAAGTTTAATAAAGATAGATTATCAAATGGTAATTATCTTGAAAACACAGCTAGTCACTTCGTGGTTGTTCTTGGTGATAGCCCAACAACAGCATTGATATCTATGAAAGCTACTCAATTAAAAGTGAGTAGAAAATGGAACTCAATGATGATGGGTTTAAAGATGCAAGGTAAAAATGGTATGTTTACACCGCCAACATATAGCCACATTTATAAGTTAAAAACCGTGCAACAGTCTAACGACAAGGGTACGTGGTTTGGCTGGGACGTGTCTAGAGTTGGACCAATCAGCGATTCGGGTATTTACAAAATAGCAAAAGACTTTGGAGCAAACGTTTCTAAGGGTGAGGTAAAAGTAAAACACGGAGAGCAGGAATCTAAATCCGATTCACCGTACTAAAAACTTCCTAGGGAAGATAGAGGGGCGGTAATGGGAGACTGGACCCGCCCCCAACAAAATAATTATGGAAGATTTTAGAAAGATATTTACAGGATTAAAGCGAGCACATGGTTGCACTTATGTGGACAAAAAAGGTGCCGACGGAGTTAAGGTAAAAGGTAAATCGTTTGTAAAACGAGAACCAGTTACTGATAAACTCTGGGAAGATCATCTTAACGGTATAGAACCTAGTCTTGGTATTATACCCATTAACGAAGACAATGAATGTAGATGGGGATGTATTGACGTAGATAAATACAATCTTGATCATAAACAACTTTTAAACAAACTACCAATAGGTGTACCACTTTGGGTCTGTAGATCTAAAAGTGGTGGAGCACATATATTTTTATTTACAACGGATTTTGTACCAGCAAAATTAATGCGAGATAAATTAATGTCGTTAAGTGCTGTGTTAGGATTTGGTAATGCTGAAGTATTTCCTAAACAAATTGAATTAAAATCGCAAGATGATACAGGAAATTTTCTTAACTTACCATACTTTAATTACAAAAATACAACAAGATATTGCTTTGATTCCAAAGGCCAAGCGATTAAAATAGATGCTTTTTTAAATTCTGTAGAAGTCGGTGCTCTTACACCAAAAGAACTACAAGATTTAAAAATACAAAGACCACCATCAGAGTTTGATGATGGCCCACCTTGTTTAGAATCTTTAACAAAAGAAAAGTTAGATGATGGTAGAGACAGGGTTATGTTTCAATTTAGAGTATACGCTAAGAAAAAATGGCCAGACAGCTGGGCAGATAAATTAGATGAGTTTAATTTTAAACATTTTATAAATCCATTTAGACACGATGAGATAGCAAAATTTAGAAAAAATAATAAAGATTATGCTTTTAAGTGCATTGAAGAGCCGATGTGTAATCACTGTGATAAACAATTATGCAAGACTAGAAAATATGGTATTGGCACACAAACTATGTTTCCACAATTATCTGACTTACAAATAGTAGAAATAGATCCAAAAATATTTAGGCTAAACGTTGACGGTGAAAGAGTAGAATTAAAGGCAGAGGAACTACAAGAGCAAAGATTATTTGTAAGAGCTTGTATGAATCAAATTTATAAATTTCCACCTACTTTAAAACCAAAAGACTATAAGGATCTGGTGTCATCTTTAATGGCTAATCCAGAGATAGTAGAGGCACCATCTGGTGCATCTAAGTTAGAACAACTGGCTCAACACTTAGAAAATTATTGCACAAGCAGAACTGCTGAGGGATCAAAAAAAGAAGATATGGAATCAGGTAATGTTTGGAATAAAGACGGACATCACCATTTTATATTCACACATTTTTTTCATAAATTTTTACACAGACATAAGTGGACAGAAAAATATGACATTACAATACTATGGTTACTAGAGCACTGTAACTGTGAACACATTAGAATGAACATAGGTAAGAAAAAATTATCTGTAATAAAATTAAAAGAATTTGAAAAGCAAGACATAAAAATAAAAACTAGAACTTTTAAAAGGGAGGATGCGTTTTGAAAACTATTGTATTGGGTCCACCTGGCACAGGTAAAACAACTACATTATTAAATGAAGTAGACAAGTATTTAAAACAAACAGATCCAGATAAGATCGGTTATTTTTCTTTTACACAAAAAGCTGCGTACGAAGCTAGAGACAGAGCTATGTTAAAATTTAATCTCACTAAAAAAGACTTACCTTATTTTAGAACACTGCACTCCTTAGCTTTTAAAAGACTTGGTATTAAAAAAGAAGATGTTATGCAAGGTAGTCACTACGAGGATTTAGGTAGAAAGACAGGATACAATTTAGATTATCACGAATACGATGATGAACACACTGGATTATTTACAACTAAAAGTGATTTATTACGTATAACACAGATGGCTAAATTACGTGGTATTACACCAGAAAGACAATATAATTTAAAAGAACATACACAAGATATAACAGTGCAACAACTTAAACAGTTTGTTTACGATTTAAAACAATACAAGAGAGATTATAACTTAATAGATTTTGCAGACATGATTACAGAATTTGTAAAGTCAGATAAATCACCAAAGTTTGATGTGGTTTTTATAGATGAAGCACAGGATTTATCTACATCACAGTGGGACATGGCAAGATCAATATGGGATAAAACACAAGACACTTACATAGCTGGCGATGATGATCAAGCTATATTTAGATGGGCAGGTGCAGATGTAGATAGTTTTATAACACAAACGGGAAGAATGATGAAACTGACACAGTCATACCGAATACCGCAGGTAGTTCATGATGTTGCATCGCGTATAGTAAATAAGATACAGCACAGACTACCAAAAGAGTGGAGACCAAAAACGCAAAGAGGATTACTTTCATATTATGATGACTTTGAAAAGATTAACATGAAAGAGGGTAATTGGCTAGTGTTAGCTAGAACAAGATTTATGTTAGAGGATTTAGAAGAACAACTGTTCTCTCAAGGATTGTATTACGAGAACAAATTTAAAACAAATAAAGAACAAGATTTGTACACTGCAATAACTGATTGGGAAAATGTGCGTAAAGGTGTTGATATAAACTACGAACAATTATCTAGAATATCTTCTTACATGTCAGAAAAACATTTTGAAAAAAATTCTTTAAAATACATGGACAAGGATGCGAGATATAAAATGTCGGGTTTATTAGAAAGGATGTGGTTGAAGACAGACAAAGTTTGGTTTGAATCTTTTGATAGTGCACCTAGAAAAAAAATGAGGTATATAAGACGTATGAGGGAAAATGGTGAGGAATTAAATTCTGCTCCTAGAATAACTTTATCTACGATACATGGAGTAAAAGGTGGTGAACAAGATAATGTAGTTCTCTTGACTGACCTATCTAGAAACACACAAAGAAACTACGAACAAAACCCTGATGATGAAAATAGATTATTCTACGTTGGTGCAACTAGAACTAAAAAACATTTACACATCATTAGACCAAAAGACATTTACAAAGGATATAACATATGAAAACAGAGAAAGCGTTAAAGTTAGCAAGAGAATTAATAATGGGACCTAGAGCAAAAACTTATGGTGATAAGGTACAAAACCATAAGAATATAGCAAATCTTTGGTCTGCGTATTTGGATAAAAAAATTACAGCACACGATGCTGCTGTGATGATGGCTTTGTTAAAAATAGCAAGAACTAAATTTGGTCAGCCAACAGAAGATACTTATGTTGATGCCGCTGCGTACATGGCAATAGCTGGAGAATGTAAGGATAATTAATATGGCTTGGGAAGAATACATAAAACAAGCAAAAATATCTGAACAAAATTTTGCTAAAAATTTAACTAACCCAATATGGGCAAATAAATATGAGAATATAAAAGAACACTGGGATGTCAAAGGCACTTATAAAAATAAACTTTATAAATTTGATGTTAAAGGAATGAAAAAGAAAAACAGATGGGATAACAATCCACAAGACGATATAGCCTGGGTTGAAGGAACTAATGTGAGAGGTGAACCTGGATGGGTAAAAGGTAAAGCTGATTACATTGTTTTTGAAAGAAACAAATATTGGCTACTGGTTGATAGAGAAGAATTATTAAACTACGTAGTTAATAAATTAAAAGAGAAAGGTTACGAAAAAGGAAAAGGTGTTTATAAAATTTATCAAAGAGAAGGTAGGTTAGATAAAATTACAATGGTTCCATACGAAGATATAGAAAAACTAACTAACATAGAAAAGGTACAAAAAAATGAAAACTCCACTATTTAGACCGCAGACAGAATGGATACCACCAACAGACTTCCCAGATCTAAGCAAGTATGATGAGATAGCCATAGACTTAGAAACAAAAGATTCAAACTTAAACAAAAGAATGGGTTCTGGTTCTGTTGTAGGTGTAGGTGATGTGGTTGGAATATCATTAGCAACACACGACTGGTGTGCATACTATCCAATAGGACACGAGGGTGGTGGTAATATGGATCGTAAGATGGTTCTCAAATGGTTACAAGACCAGATGAACACAGACTCCATAAAAATATTTCACAATGCTATGTACGATGTATGTTGGTTGAGAGCCATTGGTATAAATGTAAAAGGACAGATAGTAGATACAATGATAGCTGCATCTCTTATTGATGAAAATAGATACAGGTATGATTTAAATGGTTTATCAAGAGAGTATCTTGGTAAAGGTAAAGATGAAAGTGTATTACAAGAAACTGCAAAGTCTTGGGGTGTAGATCCCAAAGCAGAGATGTATAAGCTACCAGCTATGTACGTTGGATCTTACGCGGAGCGTGACGCCCAACTTACATTGGAGCTATGGCAGGAGTTTAAAAAAGAAATAATACATCAAGATATAGAGAACATATTTAACATGGAGACTAAACTATTTCCTGTTCTTGTTGACATGAGATTTCTAGGTGTGCGTGTAGACGCAGACAGAGCAGCTTATGAAAAACAAAGAATGGTAGAGGAGGAGAATAGATTATTGGGTGCTATATATGCAGAGACAAAACAAGATGTGCAGATATGGGCCGCAAGATCTATTGCAAAAGTGTTTGATAAACTTGGTCTACCATACGAAAGAACTGCAAAGACACAAGCTCCAAGCTTTACTAAAAACTTTTTATCTAATCACCCGCACAATATTGTGCAAGCCATTGCAAAAGCTAGAGAGATTAACAAAGCACACACAACATTTATAGATACAATATTAAAATACTCACACAAAGGCAGAATACATGCAGAGATAAACCAGTTACGTGGTGACAGTGGTGGCACGGTTACAGGTAGGTTTAGTATGAACAATCCAAACTTACAGCAGATACCTGCAAGGAACAAAGACCTCGGACCACGGATCAGAAGTTT